ACTCAAAGGAAATAATGAAGATTTTGAAGCGGAAAGATTTAATAAAGACATAGTTCCATTTGATGAAAAGAATCCATTCTCGGAGGGTACTTGCTAATGTTTGGTCCTTTTTATGGAGAATATTTTAGAAAATTAGTAATAGGTGTAGGTACACTTTTTAATAATGTCTATGTTACACACAAGGAAGATAACGTAGAACAAACAATTCGTGTTCCTTTGACATATGCACCAAAAGAAAAATTTATCAGAAGATTATTGGAAGAATCGTCAATTACCGATACAACAAAAATAGGCATTAGATTGCCGCAAATGAGTTTTGCCATTAATCAGATTGCTGTAGATGGTTCAAGAAGAAGGAATAAAGCATACAAAGAATATTTTCCAACTTCAAACGGTCAAGCATATGTTGTTCCCGTTGAAGTGCCAGTTAATGTTAATTTTAATCTTTTCATGTATACCAGACACATTAACGATACCTTGCAGATTGCAGAACAAATCATTCCACATTTTAATCCAGAATATAATTTAAAAATTAATTACAATCTTGCAAGAGAAGAAATAACAGTTCCGTTGGTAATGTTAAATACCCTTCAATTAAATGAAAGATATGAAGGAGATTTTGGTGGAAGACGATTAAATATGTCTAGCATGGCATTTGTTGCCAAAGGATATATTTTTGGTCCTCCTCCAAGCGGAAGCACACCAACTATAAACACTATTACAGAATTTGACTTAAATACAGAAATTTTTGATAGTACAGAAGGCGGATAATGTATGAAAGATGTTGATGATAATTTACATAATTTTTTTGAAATAGAACCAGTACAAAAAACAGAAATAAAGGAAGAATCAAAACCAGGTGTTACTGGTTGTGCATTGCAGGATTATGAATTTGCTAGAAAAAATTTAAGAGAACTGATTGGTAATGGAACTGAAGGATTAAAAGGAATCATGAAGGTTGCAACTGAATCAGATAGCCCAAGGGCTTATGAAGTATTGGCTAATACAATAAAAACCCTTGCAGAAATAAATGTAAATTTAATGGATGTTTCGGCTAAATTTGCAGAAACAAATAAAGTTACTGTAAAAAATAATACAAATAATTCTATATTTGTAGGAACAACAAAAGATTTACAAAAACTATTAAAACAGCAATCAGAAGTTGTGGAGGTTGAATCAAATGAACAATCAACGCTCAGGTTACCGAGCAAATCCGAATCTTAAAGCTCCTGGTGTTAATTTAAATTATACACAAGAAGAGCTTGAAGACTATCTAAAATGCGCTAAGGATCCAATACATTTCATTTCAAATCATGTAAAAATTGTAACCTTAAACAAAGGTCTTTCTCCTTTTGAGCCATATGATTATCAAAAAAGATTTATAAATGAAATACACAATAATAGATTTGTAATATCTAAATTTCCTCGGCAAAGTGGCAAATCAAGTTGTGTATTGGGATATATAAATCATTACATTAATTTTCAAGCAGATGTAAAGGTTGCAATACTTGCAAACAAACAAAAAACCGCAACAGATTTGTTTTCACGATTGCAAACAGCATATGAAAACCTTCCGCAGTATCTTCAACAAGGTGTTTTAGAATGGAATAAAACATCACTTAAACTTGAAAACGGTTCTTCTGTAATATGTGCTGCTACATCTGCTTCTGCAATTCGTGGTGGTTCATATAACTTTTTGCTATTGGATGAATTTGCTTATCTACCACAAAATATTGCTGAAGAATTTTATGCTTCAACGTATCCCACAATTTCATCTGGAACTACTTCTAAGATTGTAATTGTATCTACTCCACATGGTTTAAACCACTATTATAATCTTTGGGTCAATGCTTGTAGGCCAAAAGGACATACTTTAAAAAATAAATTTGTTCCAGTTGAAATAAGCTGGAGGGATGTTCCTTTATATCCAGGTGGTCCAAATAGAGACGAAAAATGGAAAGAAGAAACAATTGCCAATACTAGTGAGCAACAATTTAATCAAGAATTTGAATGTTCATTTATTGGATCTACAAATACTTTAATTTCATCTTCTAAATTGAATGTGCTTGCTCCAAACGACGCAATAGAGCAAACATCAGAGGGTGTCAAAATATTTGAAGAACCAAAAGAAGATAAAACATATTTTTTAATGGCCGACGTATCTCGGGGCACTGGAAATGATTATTCTGCCTTTGTTGTTGTGGAGGGATCTAACAGCCCATATAACATCGTTGCAAGTTTTCAAAACAATACAATTAGTCCTTTTGCTTTTCCAACAATAATTAAAAATATTGGAGAAAAATATAATAATGCATATGCTTTGATTGAAGTAAATGATGTCGGAAGCCAGGTTTCAACAATTTTATATAATGATTTAGGGTATGAAAATTTGCTCATGACCCAAACCCGGGGTGTAAAAGGACAAGTTTTATCACAAGGATTTTCTAATGGAAGATCTGAATTTGGCCTGAGAACCACCATGCAAACTAAAAAAATTGGTTGTGCGGTATTAAAAAGATTGGTAGAAGAAGATAAAATTTTAATAAATGATGACAGAATAATACGAGAATTGATGACTTTTGTGTCAAAAGGAAACACTTTTAAGGGAGATGACAATCAATGTGACGATCTTGTAATGTGTCTGGTCTTTTTTTCCTGGCTTACAAGGCAGGAATATTTTGCCGATTTGATAGAAACTGCAAAAAATAAATATTCACAGAACGAAAAAAATGCCGAAGACGATAACGTTCTTTTTATGATGGGAGACAAAGATCGCCAAAATGACATGATTCCAAAAGAGGGATGGTCCGATGGTACGGCTATATGGTATCCATCATAAAAAATAACTTATAAATAACAAAGAGGAAATAATGACAACTACCCCCTTTAATTCTTTTATTGATAGCGCTGATATACAAGATGTACCTTCAACTGTTCCAATAAATGATAGATTTGTTACTGGCTTTCAATTTGGCTATTCTTCACCAAATTTAAACAATCCTGGAGCCACTTCAAGTGGTTTATATTCAATTTTGAATGGTATATGGCTTTCTCAAGTTTATGATTTTTCTTGGGGGGATAGCGTCGGTGCAGCGTTAGAAAAAAGTAGTTTAAATTTTATTTTTAATGCTAATTTTTATCCGATTATAGATCCAGATAGCAACCATTTACTTTGGGTTATAAGAAGTCCTCAACCTTTAATTTCTAATTTAAATACTTTACATCAATCTATCAATGGATATATGGCATTAATTGATCCTAGTAATTCTGAATTAACCGATGCCATAATAAATGGCTCGGTATCAAATGCCCAATCTACTCTATATACATCAATTTTTAATAAATTTAATTCTGTAAATTTTATTAATAGTTATACTGGTTATAATGATGTTGTACTTAATGGGAATTACACAGGTAATGGTATTGCTCATCTTTTTGTTTTGTCTGGGCAAAATGATCCAGATAAATGGCAATTAAGTAGAGCTGGTGTAGAATTACAATGTTTGATTGATTATTTGTGTTATGGTGGTGTTGCAGTAATCGGACCAACATGGAAATCATTAAACAATTATTGGTATACTGCTAAAAATTTTCCTGGTACAATAAGACAGATTTTAAGACAGCAATATCCAGAAAATGTTGACGAATTGAACACTATTGGAACTAGATTCTTTACTCCTCCCTTGGATGCTGTAGTTACTCTTGAACAAGGTGGTTTGATTGAACGAAGATCTTCAGTTGCTGGATTTGGAACAACCGGAGCTAATCGTGTTGCCTATGCTTCACAACCATATAGTTATCCAAATGTTGGAGTAAGCTATGGAATAGCATATGGTTTAACTGGAGCAGAATTAATAAATAATCACAATCCTCCTTCCGAAAAAGGCTCATTCTTGACAGCATTTTTTGGTAGCCAATCAAACTATAATACAATTCCTGTAATTCATGCAGGGTTTTCAGGAACTGACGTAAGTATTGACCAAGTTCCAACACCCAATACATCAATATTCTCTAGATATCCAGGATTAAACGGTCTCACTGGTCAAAGACCAGAAAGCAATGATTCTTCAGCAGGACTAACAAATTATACATTCCGAGATATAGATGAAAATTCTGAATTAAATAGACTTTTATGTGTGATTGGAAAAAATACAAAAACTAATTTTGGTCAAGATTTTATCAATCCCGTTGGAAAACAAAATTTAATAATTAAAATTCCAGCAGTTGCTGATGTGGCTGGTATATTGGCAAGAAATAAAACATTTGGCGAAGGTCTTTATATTCCTCCAGCAGGACCGGATAGAGCCCCAATGAGAAATGGTGAAATTATACCCAATTTTAAATTTAGTAGATCTTTCCCAGATTCCGTAACTCTTTATACGAATAGAATTGCCTTTTTTGATATTGATTCTGGTATTTTTGGAAATAATATTCCATTCTTAACAAATGACCTAACAGGCGCTACATCTAATACTATTGATCAAGATAGGGATAGACTTTCAATAAATTGGATGGTTCGTGGAATTAGATCTATGATTGAAACTTATTTGAATACTCTAGTAAATGTTGCACAAAGCAATTCTAGTCTTTGGAATACTGTAAAAAGTACTATTGAAGGTCTTATAACAAAAAATTTTGGAACAAGATATTTGCAAAGTTTTAGTGTAACATGTGATGCAACCAACGGCAATAGAGATAATTTCCAAACTCTGTTTGTTGATGTTACAATAACACCAAAACCAACTCTAGTAAGTTATAGTGGTGGCCCAACACAAAATTTAAATGGATATGTGCTAAAATTTGTAATAAATACTGCATCTACTAAATAAAGGTTAATATATGACCCATACTATTAGTAGCTTTAAAGGCGGGTTTAACGGAGGAACGAGAGCTAAT